AAAACAAAATGATATTATTTAACACCTGACAAATGCAGATAGAATCGTTAAATGCCAGAAAAGCTGATAGATAAGGGCTTTATGAGCAAAAAGAAAGGCACCTGACAACAACTGTCAGATGCCTATAATTAACCACAGGGCTAGAAGGATTCCGACCAAAAAGCCCTTGTTTATCACGTTTTTCAGCACTCAATATGCGTTGACTGACACCCTGACTGACACCCCATCATGTAAAGTTGACCGCTAATAGCTGTTCAATCTTTCGTTCTTTGGAGGTATGAGCGTACAGTCCTAACGTCATAGATACGTCAGTATGTCCTAAAATACTTTGAAGTTCTTTAACCTCCATACCGCTCTCGATTGCCCTTGTAGCAAATGTATCGCGGAATGCATGCGCGGTGAACTTCTCGATATTTGCCTTTTTACAGATTCTCGATATATCCAGATTGACTATTGATGCATGGAGGATACCGCCCCTTGCCGCTCTGAAAATCGGCTGTTTGATCCTTACGACCTTAGAAGGATTGAGCGCCCTGTTGAGGGCCTGTTGATCTTTCAGCGCAGCACTTGCGTCAGGATCCAGTGGAATGAACCGACGCCCGGCCTCCGTCTTTGTGTCCTGACCGATCATGTAACCGCCTGTTTCCGTTCTGGTAACCGTCCGCATGACCGTTATACCATCTTCGTGAATGTCTGAGGCGAACAGCGCGCACGCTTCGCCGCATCTGAGGCCAGTGTGGAGCATTAACACGTACAGGTTACAGTATCGGGAGTTTAAAGCCCTTGCCGCCTCTAAGAATGCTGTTGTTTCAGCCTTAGACAGTGCACGGTGTACGGTATCGGCCGCCCTTGCCTCTGTCCGGCGAACTGCTTGCACGTTCTCTGCCGGATTCCAGTTAACTACTCTGTCCGCTATGGCATGACGGTAAATCGCGCGCACCATGCTGATACAGTCATTTGTCGTTCTGGTTGATGCGTTGGAGCATAATGCACTTTGCAGTTTCCGGACGTCCCGCCGGGTGACCTCATCCAGTACCAGATCACCGAAACGACGTTTATCTATTTCAGCATTACAGATAAGATTCAGCATGATTCTATCCGTTCTGAGTGTCGTTTCTTTCAGCTTAATATCCCGTTTCTGCTCCAACCATTCATCACTGTATACCGTGAATGTCGGCATTGTGGGGAATTCCTTCTGCTTTTCGGCCTCTGCCTCCTCACGTTCGCGCCGCCTCCGATCTCTGACCGATTCGTAAGTACCTGTCATGAGCTGCGCTTTCAGCATTTCAGCATTTGCCTCTGCCTGTCTGGTGGTCTCTCCATAAGCTGTATATCTTTTGCCATTGTACCGAAACTGTATACAGATTCGGCCGTCGGCTCTCTCTTTTCGCTTTCGCGCCAATTTTGCCTCCCTTCTTTCGGCGCGTCCATGTGTAACATTATCTTAACACCTCAGAACGCCCGATTCGAGACTATACATTCTTTTACGACTATGTTACAATTTGTAAATACCGCTGACGAACGCCAATTGTCAGCAACTCCCTCGCCTCAGACGTCAATTGTCCATGTGTATGACGCCTGAGGCATTTTTATGCGCGAAAATCTCATTCATATCTAACCATAATCACCCTCTCTCGCTTTCAGTTCTGCATCTCTTTGTGGCTTTTCTGCCTGTTTGAAGGAATACCCATGCACACCGCAAAATGCCTTAAAACGGCAAATTCAGCGTTATTTCTATATGCTGTCCATCTCCAATAATTCAGTTAAATACTTATCCAACTTCCGGGAAATGATCGTTTCATTATTTAAGAAGTACTCAGCACCTATCTCTCTTTCCATCTTATCAAGGATCTCAATTTCATCCTGTGTGAGCTGAGGGTGCTTTGCCAGATCTTTTTTCAGCTTTTTGGAAAGCCTAACCAGATTATTGCCCTGTACATCTGTCAACTTTTGCAGCAATCTGGGAGTTATCCGATCTGTATTGTTCTCGACAAAATATGCAATATCATTCGGATTGATTCCCTCGCTTTTTAGTATCATCAAAATGCTGTTGACCTCCTGTGTCACCGCAATAAATGATTCGATGACACACTGGCATACAATTTCCTTCTTTCGTTTGTCATTTTGGATAGATTCTAATTTCTCCGAAAAGTCAATAATCATAAATCCTCCTATAAGCGAATGTCAAAAACGACATAAAACTTACCATTACCCGGCCCGGATCCGTCCCGGAATGCCCTTATTTGATGTCAAAAAAGCAATATTGTGGTATAATGGATACGTCTCAATAAAAGAGGTTGTTTGCGTGTTTAGCATTTGGCCGGTTCCTGTACCTCACTTCAGGCCGGCCATTTGCTATGCATGAGCAAATTATCCGTTCATCTGCATCATGATCTCATTCAACCGGCGTACACCTTCCTTACATGCGTGCATTATCACAGCATCCGGATCGCTGAATTCATCCATTGCAGCATCTTCGGCACCGTCTAGCAGTGCGGCAACTTTGGCGAGATTGTCCAATGCTATAACCTGTTCATCTGTCAGCATGCCACGTCCGGGTGCGTCTGATATGTCCGGCGCTCTTTCCGGCCCCATGAAACAGTGATACATGTTCATAGTAGCTTCAAACGCTCCCGCACGGAAACCGCGTCTAAACGCCCCGTAATAGTCGAGAGCGTTATAATAGAATGCATACCACAGAATGAACTCATTTCTGCAAGCCTTTTCATCCTTCCATGTATCCGGAATGTTCACAACGTCCACCTCCGCGCTAGTTCTTAGCGGCTCTCTTCAACTTCCTTACAGCAGCATCGTGCTTTGCGCGGCGCTTTTGTCCGGGCGGCATGTATACGGTATGTTTTCTGTATTCTGCGATGATCTCAGCAGCACATACCTTTTTCTTGAATCGTCTGATTAACCCGTCAATATCTTCTCCGCTCTTTCTGCGAACTGGTTTCATTCAGTAATCTCTCCTTGCTCATTCCCAACAGGAAACAGTACACCGTTATAAAGGCTCATTCCGGCCAACTCTTCTATCTTCATCATTGTTCGTTCCTGTACACTTCCATATCTTCTGAATGCAATGTACCCCGTCCCGGTAACACCCCATGTCCTTGCACCGTCCTCTGTTATAAACGGCCTGATACGCTTTGTTACTTTCGGCTTGCGTAACTGTCTGAGGGCCTTTGCCTCAATCTGTTTGGCACCCTCCGCAGTGATTCCAAACCGCTCTCCACACTCTCTAAACGTCAATCCTTCTTCGTACCGTCCGCGGAGGATCTGACCGGCCCGGTCGTCTTCCAGATCATCAACACACGACCACAGCACGGCCGCCAATTCTTCATGCTGTATTTTCTCTACAACGTCCCCGATTGCGTCCCCGTCCGCAGCAATGGTATCTTCCAGTGTCAGATCATCGTCCTCACCTCCGATTACCTCCGATGTACTGCGGATCCGGAGCGCCCGGATATCCTTTTGCAGTTTTTCGAGCTGCTCCCGCTTCAGATCTAATACAGCACACAGCTCGCGCTCCGATGGATCCCGGCCGAATTGAATCTGATATGCGTGTACCACTCTCTTATATCGTCCGATCAGGGCGCGACGATTTGCCGGTATCCGGACAAATCCACCACAATTAATGAGATAACTTTGTATTGCTTGCCGGATCCAGAACACCGCGTAAGTAATAAAACTGCCGCCCTTGTCCGGTTTCCACAATTCAGCGGCACGGACAATGCCGAAAAAGCTTTCTTGCCTCAGATCATCCGGATCCTCAGCGGCGCCCTGGTATCCTCTAACAATCTTCTCAATTAGTCCCGCGTTATTAACGTACAGATCTTTTAGCACTTCCTTGTTACCGTTCTGGTACTCAATCACAAGTTCTTCATTAGACATGTAACTTTTGCCTCCGCTCAAATGCTGTGGTAAAATAGTTACATCATCTTTTTGCTTATATCTAATGCCGCTATCGTGTGAGAATGGTTCTCGCTCAATGGCGGCATTAGATTTTATCCGATCATTTACGCATTATCTGCGGAGCATTTTGTTGGCTGCATTCCATGCCGCTCTCAGATATTCATCGTCAGCGCCGTTTGTATCTGAATGAACCATTCTGTACAGCTTGCCGATTATGCAATCTGTATATCTGGTTCTATGCCGGAGCCATTCATTAGGATCCTCAATGCGCTGAGTAGCAAGTACTTTCGGATCATCTGTTGTGAACTGCATCTCTTTGTATCTGAACTTTGACTGCAAGAAGTTCGCGGAGGTGTCCAGATCTGTGAGAACCTTGTCTGCATCAATCCCCAGATCCCAGAGAGCGCGCGTCGCGTCTACAATCACCCGCATTGCCTCAGATACTTTAGCCTGATATGCCTTGACCTCCTCAGTTACCACAGCATCGACCTTTGCGACGCAGTTATTGTACACATCTTCATTCAGGCGCGGTGCAAAATTCAACTCTCTCAATTTGTGGGAGAAAAATGCTTCTTTCTCCTCAGCACGCCGCCCCTTGTCACATGCCGCGTCAAACTGCTTTCCTGTTGTGGCGGCCTCTTTCTCTTTCTCTGCCTCTCTCTGTGCCGCCCTTGCCGCTTCGATCTCGGCTGCATACTTCTCGCGCTCATTGCTGCCCGAATTGCCGATACCCGCGACAACAGATGCCACCTCCCGGAATACAGCATTTGCCTCGCTGTGCTCTGCTTTGCCGCTTGCAACTCTACTTCCTAATGCCTTGTTCATGATATTCATCTGCATGCTTATACCTCGCTTTCTCTGAGTATTCTATCTGCCTGTTTGAGTAACTGCCGTTTCCTTCTGCGCTCATTCAGTACGTTTTTCATTGTCTTAATGGTTACAACAGATGTATCTCTGTTCGCCGGATACATCGTTAATGAGATTTCAAGGATTTCCAACTCCCTCAACTCGTTTGCTCTCGATCCATCCGGGAGAGTAACCTTGCCCTGATCCAGAATGTTGTAAGCAAAACTGAATCCGGTGATCCTTCCATCCTTGACCAACTCCCGCGCCCGCTGCGCGTCGGCTGTGTTATCGAAGTCGGCCCAAAACAACAGGCCGTTTTCATCTTCTTCCAGATGCGTGATGCGTCCGATGAATGAATTCACATCATCGTGTTTGTGGTTGAACAGAAACGGAATAACCCGACCTTCACGCTCTATCTGTTCAATGCTTTTGCGGAATGCCCCGCGCTTCACGACGTCCCCGGCGGCGTCTGCTTTCCGGATCCACGTTGACGCGTACCCGCAAATACTGCCATATTCAGAACTTTTATCTGCTATTACAGCACTTGCACCGTCTTTATGTTTCACTCGTATCACCTCCTATTATCCTGTGCGTTTCTTCTTCCACTTAGAATTACCAACAATAGTTATTTTGCCGTTCTTATCAATGCGTGCCTTGTCAGAATCGGCAAACATGGTATTAAATGCTTTCAGCGCTCTGGTATAGGCGTCTAGCGTCTGCCTGTACTCCACTATCACCGGATTGCTCCGGAGAATGGTTTCACCGGTTCCAACAGTGACGCTTTGAGCGAGTAAAGCATCTTCGTATACCGGGCGCTGACTTTCTAACTTGTTCTGCAATGTCAATACAGCATTTGCCAGTGTCAGCGCTTCAGGGCGTAATTCTTCGCGGATATTTGCACACATTTCTTCTGCTCTGGTCATCAAAATCACCTCCCTTCTATGCGTAAAATCATCATTGCGCGGCGCCGGGTGTTAAAAAAAGTTTGAGAATATGCGGACGGATAGAACATGGTGCGGGGCCAAGAACTGGCGGCGGCCCTTATCCTTTGAAATTTCAACACCCCCCCGGGTATGATAAGAAAAATAATAAAAAATATCTGTTTGCGGTATAACACCCCCTTCAAAAACTGTTACGCGCGAAAAGATGGTGCGGGCCCAAGGGCTCGCAAGGGCCCGAACCGTCAAGATTGCGACACCCCTATATCCTTACAGTAATAATTCTTCTGCCAGCTTATCCATTTCCCGGTGCCGTATAGCTTCCGGTGCATTTACGTTTATTCCTTCCTTGTCGTGGTCACCGTGCCATACATGCAAGCACTCATGTAAGAAAGCCTTTGTCTGTTCTTCTTCACTCTCCAGCCCATTTACAATTATTGATATGGTTCCTTCATTCCTTAAGCTTACTCCGTGGATCCCTTCCGGAAGTTTCCTGTGATATATCCTAAGTTGTATAGCCCTGTCCGTCATTGTTCCTTATCCTTCCTTTCTGTCACTGTTAGTAAACTCAATACTATTAATGGCAAGGTCGGCCGGCGTTCTCTCCCGTCCACCTGGTCATATCTGGTACATGCTCCCGTGCCGATCATGTCAACGGTGGAGCGTTCAGCGTCAGCTCATACAGGATCCTGTACACGCAGCATTGCGCGGCGTGATCACTTCACTCAGCTTTTTGAGTTTGAGTAACTTAGTGTTCTTTCCGTGCTTTCGGAGCTGTGGATTGTTCCAGATCACACGCTTATTCTGTATGTTTCCAGATGCATCTCGAAATGTCATGCAAACGGTAACCTCTGCCTCATCCGGACAGCTTAACCAGTAATCTGTAAGAATCTCCATGATCCTGTGAAATTCCGGCGAATTACTCCATGTTGTCATCGATCAATAACCTCCCTTCAACCGCCTTGACATAATAGTTCGTCTGTCCTGACTGCCTTTTATACTCTGTGTACTTCGATGCGTCCGGCTCACTGGTAAACACAGCTTGCAGTACCCCGCTGCCGTCAGTCATCTTTTCATAGACGAAATAGTATTTCTGCATCGTGTTACCTCCTATCTGTCAATGTGTCTTAGCACACTTCTTTGTGCTCTATGTTCTGCTCCCGCGCCAGATCCTCTAAGGCGTCAGCGGCAAACCTCAGACCGTCAATCAGAGTGAGCAACTCACAGTCACCCGCGAGTGTCAGCTCGACGCCTCCATTGCCCTGTATGCTTTCCGGAATGACCCTTGCCTTGATAGCAGTCCCGGCCAGATCATTGAACCTGACCATTGCCCGGCACCCGTGACCGGCGTCACCTCCGCGCGGGCCTGTTGTGGCTGCGGTGACTTCCAGAACATTGGCAAGGGTGAATGTTTTCCTGATTGCCGGGAGCAACATTTCCCCTCCGAAAACAAAATCCTTAATGCGGTAATATCCGCGCTTGCCGTTCTCAATGTATCCG